GTTTATGTATTTGATGTAATTAATTGTACTTATCCATCCCCACACTATTGCCGGGGCTATTAAAATTGCTAGTGCTATTATCATTTTATTAAAGTTATTACGATTATTGTTCCTACTATGTACCCAAGGCTCAGTGCCACTGCATTGAACACCCTCTCACTCCAATTTGTTGCCTCGATCATGTAGCCAAGGAATGGGAGCCCAAGGAATGGACCAATGGCAGCAAATAATATCATACCAGGTGCATTACCCTCGGATACAAATCTAATGTAAAAAGTTGAACATATCTCAATGATTAGAGCTGAAAGAAAAATTATGGGGTATCTCATTTGTCTAGGTTTACGTCATTATCATTCAAGCTATGTATTAGATAGCCCTGTATCTGCTCCACTATCTTATACTGTTGTTCAGGTAGGTCTCCATATTTCAACATACTACGCAGCTCTGCTCTGAGCTCCCATAGTACATTCAGCATATCAGCCCCTTTGATAGCACAGTAGTGCTCTGCCTGCTCCTCAGGTAAATTGAATTCAAGTATTGCTTTCATCTTATTGATATTAATCCCCAGAATAAAGATATCTCTCTTTTTTTAGGTTGAGTTTTTATTATTTGTTTTTTAGGTGATGGAGATACTATCTGAGGTCCTACATAAGTCCACATTCTACGATATTCATACTTCCATTCAGGGCTATTTTTCAAAGCTATAGACAAGTTTCCATTATTCAAAATTCGATTATTTGTTGTTCCAAGAATGCTAGATATCTGCTTTGTAGAATACAAGTGGTTTTTTCTAAATCTTTTTGAATTTAACAAATCAATTACAATTTCTTTTTGTGTTTTCATTTTACTTATTTTTTAATTGGGTTACTATTTAAAGAATTTAACCAAAGCCTAAACATTGCAGCTTGGCTAATTTTTTTTTCTTTTGCTGCTTCATTAAGGATTTTTTTTTCTGCTTCAGTACATCTTAATGATATATGAGTAACAAAATTGTTATCTTTTTTAGGTCTTCCTCTACGTCTTTTTTCCATTTTACTTATTTTTTAATTGATTAATAACTTCCTTATAAAACTCAGTAGCTGCGATAAGTTTCTCAGCCATTTGTATCTCAAGTTCCTTGTCACGTTCAAATGTGATGGATGTGATTCTCTTAGCAGGATCTATATGATCTACTTTGTGAATAGCATAGCTATCATAGTCACTAAGAATATCATCTGCAGTAGATACCATCACATAGCACAGCTCAAATCTAGGCCTATCGTACAGCCACATGTAGGCTCTACCCTGCCATTCATACTCAGATAGATCCTTTAGCTCATAGCTAGTAGCAGGGAACGTCTCTAAGGACCATGAGCTCTTGATGTCAATGATAAGGTCCTCAGTAATGATATCACAGCTACCGGTTAGCCATTCATTCTCTGCCCTGTGCTCATACTTTTTGTAGTTCTCGAATCTTACAGCATTGAGCAAATCAATAGAATCCTGCTCCTGATGGATACCTTTCATGACATACTTGTTAGTTAATTCAGTTTTATAGTCATAAAAGTCCTCTTTGGCTTTTTGAATGATGTAGCTCTTAGCTGTTTGACTAAGTACCTCCCCCTTAGTCCTGGAGGAGGTCATTAGCTTTCCTAATTGTGATGCTCTGAATTTCATAGCTGTGCCTCCTGCTCTTTAGTTAATGAATAAGTAGCTTTCAGCTCATCTACTGAGTATCTGCCATCTGCAATTGCTTTGAGTGCCTTAGCAAACTTCTCCCCATCTAATGATGGCTTTGCCTTGGGTGCTCTGCTTGCCTCATGACCATCATCATCAATGGCTTGCAAAGATAACAGGTTCACCAATGTATACCTACGGAAGTAGGTGCAGGCTCCTCCGAGACGCTGGGCATCTGTAATAGGAGGTAATGTTAAATAACTCTCTAGCTTATCACCTGTTTCAATATCCACAATAATTGTGTACACCTTATCATCAATGATTGGCTGTATCAATAGCAGGCCATGATCTAGTAGAATTGGCTCCACGGTATCAATGATGCTGTTAATATCTGCATAGTTTCTTTTCAGGTGTGGGTTGGTCGCATTCTTAATGACCTTACCCATTGACTGCTTTGCTAGGTGCAGCTTTTGATAGATGTTTAGTGCTGTTTTTGCCTCGTCAGCTTGAGGGGTCTTTCTAACTGTTGCCATTTTTTAAGGTATTAATTTTAACAAATATACAAATAATTTAATTCGTTGATACAAACTCATTGAAAAAAATTACAAAATCATCAAAATTTCTAGCAATGTAGTAGGTGCCACCTGCTTTCTCGATGTTCTCTTGGTATCTCTTCTGTGCTTCACTCTGTCTATCCTTACCTATCTTGACCTCAATCTTAACTGAACGGCCTTTGATGGTAGCAGATATATCGGCAGAACCTGCTGTGCTTGTGCCTTTGGTCCAAGTAACACCTATCACCTTACCGGCTGTGGTCTTTTTTTCTCTAGCTGTACCCATCGTGTTGATGCGTTCAGCCTGATATCCATGGTAATTAATAAAATCGCAGATTGCTCTAGTCAATCCGTTTGCTGTTGAGTCTTTGTACATGGTCTTAGGTATATAATCAGGTGGGTAATTTGGATGGGTCTCTGCATAGCGTTTAATCTTTAACTCATGCATTAATATCTTATATTCTTTTTTCATCTTATAAGTTAAAAAAGTTTTTGTTGTGCCATGTGATTGTTCAATCGTTCCATTGCCTTGTCAAAGTATTCCTTGTCAAGTTCGCACGCTGTTAAATTGAATCCGTAATCATGACACGCGATTGCGATTGAACCCGAACCCAAGTGTGTGTCAAGTATCTTGTCGCCTTCTTTCGCGTACTTGTCAAGAATCCATTTGTAAAGTGCAACGGGTTTTTGTGTTGGGTGTATGCAATCCTTACCACCACGAGTTCCTTCAAATTTATGAATTGTATATTTCCTTACTGCTGTTTTCATATTAGACCAAGCTAACTCACAATCAGCAAAATCAGTACCTTCGTTTTTTTTATCCCAAACAATCCAACAAGGAGAGTTTTGATTAGGTATATTTTCAATAAAGTGATTAGCTCCCCAAATAATAGTATTTTTTGATACTCTTAACAACTCTATAAAATAATCTTTTGAAGGTGCTGAATTATCCCAATTTTTAGCAGTATATTTTGGCTTTCTATTATATGAATTTGGTCTGCTTGGACTTGTTCTAACCCCTTTTCTTCCATCTTCTCCAATCCCATAAGGCGGGTCAACTATCGCAAGTTCAAAGTATTTGTCGGGGTATCGAGCCATTAGCTCCATATTATCCTCGTTTGTTATTTGTATCATTGTTCCTCTTTTGTTAATTCAAAATATCTACCATGATGGTCTTTGTTCTTAGTGAACTTGTAGCCCTTGTATAGTGCATACACCTGCACCCATTTGATAAACTTCCTTGAGTCAAGCTGATTAAAGCCATTGTTATCTGATTGGAATGCTTCAGTGCAGGACTTGTTATAGTATTTTACATCCAGTGCTATGTTTCCATCCATCACAAAGTCATAGAATTCCTTGCAGGTATTTTGGATAAACCTCTTTGCATCCGCATTGATTGAGATACTTCTAATCAATCCATTCTGCAGGTACATCTGCAGGTTGCTCAGCATGTAGTTATCAAAATTTGACCATTCGCTTGGTGTCCATTCATCAAATAGCAGTTTACCGTACTCATCCTGTGGGTTCCGTTGACTATTGAAGTACTGAAAGAACTCTATCTCATGCCTCCTACGGTCATGAGATGTGCCTGCTCCACTAATCACATAGTTGGTAGTGATAACAATCTTAGGGCTTCGCTCAAATGGAATGTATATCTCATCCTTATTCTTTCTATTCACAGGTATCCCCTCAGTGATCAATGAAAACAATTGCTCAAAGTCAAAATGCTTTTTGACATCGTCAAATGCAAGGACCTGTGTGTCCATGTTCACCCTCTGATACACAAAATCATTCTTACTTGGATTGTATGCCTTGCCATCTATCTTAATAATCTTACGGATATTGCCGATGGCTGTCAACATGAGTGACTTACCACTCCCACCATTAGGGTTATCGTCTATCTCTTGGTCATTGAATATAATTGCTTTTTGGTCAGTCTTATCTTTGAACGTGTGGATGAGATACCCAAGAGTTGACTCCATTGCTTTAATCCGTTCTGCATCCTGGGCTGATACCTTGTGTACAAAGTCCTGAAAATTGTTATCATGAGATGGCAATCGGGTAAAGTTTCTCTTGATTATTTGCTCTTTCCAAATGTAGCCATCAATATCAATGTAACTCAATAGCTCCACCTTGTCCTTGGTTACCTGCACCACTCCATTGAGAAATGGAATGTAACTAACGTACCGGCTATCCTGCAAGATACGCATGTCAATTGACTCCAACATGTTAAGATGTGACTCAGTGAATAGTTGAGCACTCTTAGCACAGTGATTGTACACATCAATCTCACCCTTAGATAGGCAGTACTTGAGCACAAAGTCCTTGATTAACTCAACGGAGCTCTCACTAACCTTGTTCTCTTCAATGTACACATAGGTAGGCTTGTTACTCCGTTCAGGATAGTACTTGGCAAAGCCATGTTTATGCAGAAAGATAGCATAGTCATGCGGCACGATAGTAATTTTCTTACCATCTGCCTGCCAGAACACGTCATCTGAGTTCTGCACCTCTTCTTTTACTGACTCAATGATACTACCACTCACCCCTAACTGCTTTTGGATGTCCTCATCCTTGACTCCCTCTTTGAGTTTTAACTTTACCTTGTTGACCGTGTATGCATCTTCAAAGTACTTGGTGTTAAAGTTGCTTGACTTGTATGCATTAGTCACCGTGTAGTTTATTTCGGTAGCTGTAAAGTCCTCCTGTGCATATTGGAGCAGGTAATTCTTAGCAGCATATTGATCAACCCCATACTCACACATGGTGCAGGCCACCTTAAAAGTCCAATTGTTGCGACCATCTTCAAACTTACCATGGTTAAACTTCATTATAAGCTCAATGATCCTATCTTCATTAGCAATGGGTAGCACTGCAATCTTTTCTGCCTTGTGGTATCCTTTATCCTGGGTAATACCTTGAAACACCTTGCAGAACTCATTGAGGTATGCTTCAGGGTCGTAGCTTTCAAAGCAAACTCTTGACACATTGCTATTGGCCACATCAAAATAATCACTTTGGATGTATTCCTTGTATGCCTCAAACCTCCGCTTGTGTTCAAACTTGTTGCTTTCAGGTGTACGTATAACCACCTTGAGTCCATTTCCACTAGGGGATGTGAACATCATGTACACATAGGGGCAATCCATTAACCTCTTGCGTTCTGCTTTCAATGTCTTAGCATCGGGATACTTGTCAAAGTCCAGGACACACAAACCGCTGTGCTGAATTAGTCCATCATCCTTGCGTTCAGAGAATGTACCATTGAACATGATAGCCATGAGCTGCATTTTGCTATCAGCATCCCCTGCTCGCAGTTTCTTAATCTTGCTAATAAGCTCGGGGTTGCCTTGCTTTATTCTGTTGTACACTTCTATTGCCTCAAGTGTGAAAGGTGTCTCTTTGCTGTTGAATAAACTGCGAAAGACTGAGATTTTAGGGTTAAACATATTGTAAAAGTATTAAAAAAGACGATAAAAGACAATTTGTGACGATGTTTTTTATTTATCGTCACGGCTATAAGTCAATACTGCATTAGGTTTCAGGCAAAGCGTGACGATAAGACGGTAAATTTTCCAAAACGAAAACTTTTTTAGTGCTCTATTTTTTAAGGACCCTATATAAGAGTATCGTCACATCGTCACACTGCCACAAAAAAGAGGGAGCCTAGACCCCCTCCCCCATATTAACCCTTAAAAAATTATGGTCCTCAAAGATAGATACAATCTCGGATGTAGTCATCTTGTCTTGGAATTTTGTTAATAACTTTGGTGGGTAGTTTCCTGTGATTGTGACCCTTGCCTCTTCGTCACACATTGGCATAACACTGACATCAAAGATATTAATATCGTCACGCTTTTGCTTAATCAGCTCAGGCAATGGGTGAATGTACTTCATGTACCTTTCATCTTTTTTATTGTACCAATACTGATGTTCACGCATCCCATGTATCACTGTTGAGTGGTCTCGGTTGAAAAACTTGCCAATCATGCTGTAGGTCATGTGCCGGTAGTTGTACATAAAATTGTACAGATAGTACCTCTTGTAAGTTACTGACTCTATCCTGCTCGGGGTGTTCAGTTGGTATTCCAGGATTAAATTCATTAGATCCTCATTAGCTAGTTTTGTGAGCTCAAATACTGTCTCATCTATTTCTCCTCTCATAGCTCTTGAATTTTGTACCCCCATTGCAGGTACTGCTCTAAGGTCTCGGGTTGAAAATTCTTTTCATAAGGGAAGTTTAACTGATAAAGAAAGTTTTTCTCATCTGTACCCATGTAGCACCAAAATCCACCCTCAGGCTTTACTTTATCTTCAATCCACATTCTGTAGTATTTCACGTATTTCATGCTTCTAATCTTTTAGGGTCATTAACTCCTTTGAATAGATTGCTTGTAGTAGCAATCATGCCGGTAGCTTTCATAAAGTCCACCTCAGCCTTAGCACTGTTAATCACAGAGTTGGACAGGTTAGATATTGCCTGTGCCTTTTCTACCTCAGTAGCAAGTTGTTCAGGTGTTAGCTCATCATCATTTAATCTCTCGAGTGCTGCAAAGAGGTGATCACGTAGATCGTTCATTCCATTTCTAGCCATTTTGTTTGTTTTTTATGTGTTTATTTAATTTTGCTTTAAGCCTGATTACTTTTTTTAGGTCATCAGGGAACCTGTGTAGTGTGTTACGGTTGGCATTCTCACTCATTGGAATGCACTCAAGGTTGGATAGCTGTAAGTTCATGGTGTTGCCATCAATAAACCGTACAATGTGTTTAGCAGGGATGGGTCCATTAGCCTGCTCCCACATCAATCTATGACTTAGCACCCATTTACTATCTGCTAACTTACTATAGTAGTACAATCTACCACTTGTATCTTTGCGTATGCTCATGGCATTATCCTCTTTGGTATTGTGAGGCTTTTGTCCTGGCTTAAACATGGTCTTAGCTGCATTGGTCAGGAGTAAATTAGGACATTTTTTGCCCTCATTCCATGGCTTATTGCCTTTCTCAAACCTTGTGTGCTTACCTGCGTTTAATACTCTGGCCCTGTTTATCTCTTTCTTTAACTTAGGGTCTTTCTTAATACCTCTTTTGTACGTTCTATTGTACACTTGTGATACAGTCAACCCAAGATAGTCGCCAATTACTTGAGCAGGAATGTATGGGTAAAGAATTTCTAGTATCTTATCCTGTCGCATACCTTTTCAATTACAAAGTGTCCGTAAACGTGAGTACCTGCTGCCCTGAATTGGTTGAGTTTCCAATGACACAAGGCTTTGGTAGGGAAGTCATAGCTCTCTGCGAGCTTTGACTCATAATAGTAGAGTAATCTGTACATGAGTTCTTACATTTTAAGTATTCTAAATATAGGGAGGTATTAAAGGAGCCTCCCTTGTCTCCTGCAAATGACTGCTTGGTCCACCATCTCGCCATTTCGGTTATATCTCTAGTCATTATACCTCCATTCATCTTCATCAAAATCATCTTCTAAATTTTGCATATCTTCAATCAGTGTAGTCTCCTGGATGCACCAAATGATCTCTTGTCTTAGCTCATTAAGTTCTACATCTGTAAGGATATAGTCAAGCTCCACCTCTCCTACTATTTCAGTTGCCATAAAGTCACTCATTTCTACATCATAGTCCTCATCGGTAATGTTAGTTATTTCAAACTCACAGCTACCATGCACATCTTTGAAGTCAAAGTATGCTCTGTAATTTTCTATTGTTACTTGCATATCATAAAGATTAAACAGTGATACATTAATACCATGGTACCAACGACCACAGCAAAACTTGCTACTACATCAAATAATTCTTTTTTCATTTGTTTACGTTTAGGATGTCTAAAAAATCTTCAGTGTTATCTAATGCTACTTGGGTCATTTCCTCGGTAGCTTCTACAAGCAGTTGCTCTAGGAATAAAGCAAGGTAAGCTGCGTTGTTTTCGTTGGTCTTGATAAAGTCAAGGGCTCTTTCAAACTGTTTCATAAATAATTTTTAAGTGTTAATACTTGACAAAGATATAAAAAGTTTCATAACTGCAAAACATTTTGCACAAAAAAATTTAATTTTCCACAAAATTAAGATAAAGAACTCACATTATAAGTGTAGAATTGTGGTGAAATGTCCAGTTTTTTAATTAAAAAACGTGACAATCACATTATAATGGGTAATAAAGGGGATAAACTACTGCACTTATGGGTGCTATAAGGGGATAACCTTATGAAATGTTTTTCTTTCGGGTGTAAAGATACTCCTGATACTTAGTGAATACCAGGTTATTTACTTTATTGTGCTTTTTGCAGTCTCTACATTGGAGCCAATGGTGCACAGTGCCTGCAGCTGTGACTACTTTTTTATTGTACCGGTGATTAATACCACCACATTCTGCACATTCGTATCTATCACCACCATACTGCACAGCATAGTTGTGGTTAACTAAGGCATAGCTGTTGAGTTTCTCAAATACTGCCTCAAGGACCTGCACATCCATCTTGCAATACTCAACCATCTTATCTAATGCATCCTGATCCTTGCGAAAAACTATATCTTTCCACAGGTCAAGCCCTCCCGTTTCCATCTTAGCACCCACCTTGAGTAGCTTGGCAATGTAGTCTAGTTTATTTGAGTTAAAATTGAAGTACCTTTTAGCCCATTTAAGCGTGTCTAAGGTCTTTGGGGATGGCATAACATTGATACCATGAAATAAAGCTCTTGTACGTATCCATTTGAGGTCAAACCTATCACCATTGTGAGCCACAATCTCATCCGCTTCATTGAGTACCTTAACAAACTGCTCAATCATTTTCTTATCACTCTGATTTTTGCTCCATGTTAGGCTGTGAATTTCATCTTCACCCTCCCATTTATAGCAGATGCAGATGATAGCCCGTTCATGGATGATATCCCCGGGGTTAATTGTTAGGTTGTATCCTGTTCTCCAAAATACACCGACATTGAAAGAGGTCTCAATGTCATAAAATAGTCGTTTTCTCATAGCTTAAACAGCAGGGCAATCCTGTCAAGTAGCCCCTTTTGAATTAAAAAACGGAGCAATATACCTAGAATAAACGAAACAATCACAGGCCACCATAGAATTTTGTACTTGACCACCTGTTTAGCCTTAGCTGTTTTCCATTGTGTCTCACCTTTAATCTTTAAGGTTTTCACCCGTTCTTTGTACTCAATGCGAGTCTGCCATCTAGTCTTTGGCACATAGATATTCTTATAGTATATTACCGTATCGCGATACGCAATAAACTTCTCCCACACAATGGTGTCATTCTTAATAACAGGGATGCTGTCAATGGTAGCTATGCGGATGGTGTCACTATCCTGGACTACTTTCAATCCATTCTTAAGGGCTTTCTTATAGTGCCATTGAGCACGCTTAGGAGCTGAGCATGATGTCGCAAATATAGTAGATATAAGCGACAAAATAATTATTGAAAGTCTCATGTGCTATAAGTTTTGGAGCATTGCAATCATTCTAGGGCATGGGTAAATATCTGCCTTGTCTTTTCTCACTGAGTTATGCGTGTAGATCCCTGCAGTACCTTTGAATGCCTCTTTGTCAATTGCAAATATCTCAGACCGGTAATTCTTTGGAATGTCATAGGTCTCACACAGGTACTCTACCAATTGACGGGTGCTTTCAATCTGCTCATCCGTATATTTGTACCAAAATTTATTACCCTTGTATGGTGTATCTAATGTAGTAACCATTGACGGGTCCACTACTCCCTTAACATAGTTGTAGTACTTGCCATCCTTTAGCTTCAATGGACCCCAATTGCATATCTCAATACCTACCGATAGCTTGTTTAGGTTTTGGTACTTCAGGCCATGAGCTGAGAAATCTTGACTATCTATGCCTAGATGGTAGGCCCAATGCCTAGATGAAAAGCATTGAACAATTGTACCTTTCTCACCCACTACAAATGCGGTTGCTATCCTGTCTCCGTTACTATTCCACCAACGTGATACAGCTACGGGGTTCCCATTGCCTGCAGTGTGGTGTAGATAGATTTGTTTTTTCTCAGACTCCTCATGGAAGTACTGAGCATTAGATAGGCGTTCCTGTAATATCTTGGTTGTGTCTAATTTCATCGACCTCTTTTTTAATAGCCTTAGCTCTTGCAAATAAGTTCTTCATAGCCTGCCACAAATCCAATCCTTTCACTGCTTTGTAGTTTTCGTTTATACTCATCACCTCGATTGATACCAGGATAAGAGATAGCACCTTGGTAAGCATAAGCTCAACCGAGAAAAACTGCAGAATAATATTATTTAGTATGAATTGGTCTATCATGTAGAACATAATCACGGTAACTTCATACGGCAACATCTTACTAATGATAGCACTCAACCCTCTGCTTGTGATTGGCACCTTGTGTTTGATGCTCTTCCATACCCCTGTAATGGTATCCAATACAATCACAAACCCAACAAGAAATAACAGCCCTGAGATAGGCATTAAGAATGTACTGATAACAGCTAACAACTTAAACCAATTGGCTTTCATTGTAGCGAGTAGTATGGTGAGCTGTGAGTTCATTATAAGATTAGGATGCTGTTATTGTATCCGTTCTCAAGGAAGTTACCACACATACCTGTGCAGGTAGTTTGATATTGATTGATGCAAGAGCAGTGATTGAACATTGGTCTAAGGTCCGTGTCCATGTTGGTGCTACCGATAAATATAGGGAACAGGTTACGGTTAGCTAGGAGCCACCTGATAAGACGTTGTTCAAAGAAACTAGCTTTCTGTGCATAGTGCTCCATGCCAAAGGCTACCTCTGAACGGGATACACTTGCAGAATAATCTCCGTTTTGAGTCTGCAATCCCTTGTTTTTTAACTGATAGGTCAACCCAAATACAGCATCTTCCGCAGACCTCCATGCAATGACCGGTTGAATGAACTCAACTAGATCTATTTCATCAGGTGTAAGGGTCTGAGTATTGTATGCATTCAACATGTGATTGTAGAACGTAGTACCCAGGATAGGCTGTATCCTTAGTGCACTCTGTGTTGCTATGTATGGGGTTACATCCGTCACATCCACATTGGCTGTGATGGGTGTGTTAGTTTTTAGGTAGGTTTCAGTTATGAAATACAACATTATACAATAGGTTGAGTAGGTTCATCAATTGGAGGTAAAGAGGCTAGAGCACGTATCCCATGGGT